ACCGGTGATTGTTGCATCTATGTTATAGCCACTTTGCCCTGTTGCAGAGGTTGCGCCTGAACCAGTTAGTGTATTTCTAGCAGCGATTGCCCCTGCTTTTTGCGGCATCATCCAACTTTGTGGATGGCGATAGCCCGAAGGCAAGCCAACTTTATCATCGGTAATGCCTTCACCTGCCGTTATGTTCCTAATACGGTTAGTGAAGCCACGCGGTAATGTATGCGCGAAAGTAGATAGGTAGGCAGTAGCACCAAACGATGCTACCCCTGCACCTACAAACATTCTGCCATTACAAAGTAACGCCATTTAATTAGCCGCCATAACCATAATCAAAATCTACGTTTACCGTACCACCCGATGTTGTTGCACCAGTTTGAAATAATAAGAACTGAATATTAGCCCCATCAGGAATTTTACGCATTGATGGTAGTGAGTTCACAAAGTCCATCTTGCTATACAAACCAGTTGCAGGTAGTGGAATAGACCATAAAGGTTTACATAAACCAACAATCACTGAGCCTGACGCATGAGCAGTACCAGCCCACACTAGGGATACAATGTCACTCACGCCAGTATCACCAGCCGCAAGGGGTAAGAATGGATTATATTTATTTGCCGCAGCACCAGTGTTAAGCAAGCTGCCTACAGGTGCAGAAGCCGTTGATGTGAATGTAGTGGTAGCCTTTGCTGCACCAGCGGTATTAAGATAGTTTACAATGCAAGTAGGGGCATTAGCGCCCATTACCGTATCTACTGCTACAAACATACGCAAACCAGCACCGTTAGCGTATCTATCGCCCTTACTTGCTGTTGCACCGATTGCTGTCATCGTTACTGTTTTAGTGCCTGTTGTTGATACGTTTGTTGTTGATAGCGGAACAAATCCCACCAAGTCAATCGCCATGACGTACCATGGTGCACCAGCAGCCGCTACTGCACAAGCCCCGCCAGTTAAAAAGTGTTTAGTGGCAGGGCTAACATCCCCACCTGTGTAAACTGTACCCTCTGACCAAGTATCATCTGTAGGCACGTAAGTTAAATCCGCACCTGTGTACGTTGCGGCAGGAGGATAACCTGCATGACCGCCTAACAATGTCCACGAACCTGCTAATTGTGCCGCAGATAGAGTTTTAGTCGTTGTTACTGTATCACCCTTGCCGTTTACCGTTAATTGCGTGATTAAATCATCTTGGCTTGTCCAACCCATATACTTCTCCTAATTCCAAACAGTGTCTAATTGACCGATAAGCTGAGATGATGCAAGCGAACCTGCTGAACCTCTGGCAAAAATATTTAATACTGCACCATCTTTAATCTGTGGCGCACCTGCACTATCTATCACTGATATAAATTCATTTGCCGCACCATAAGCAACACCTGTGGTCGTTCTGCACTCTTGAGTTACATAACCAAAGAATAGTGGCTTAACAATGACTAATGCCATCAATCCGCCACCAGCACCAGTAAATGTCACTGACTGAATAGATTGCACTCCACTATCACCAGCCTGTAATAATAAAAATGGGTTATAACTTGCACCTGTACCACTAGCACCTACTACCATTCCACCACCACCTACAATGAATGTGCTATTTACTTGACTTACCCTACCTGCTACACCGTCTTGATTCGTGTAAGTGAATGTAAAAGTACCGATTGCTGACGATGCTGACTGACCAACGGCAACCACTTGACCGCTAGAGTATCTAGGGATAGGTACTGGATTTTCCATTAACTGTTCTTCACCAATAGCGTCAGTGTCAATAAATGGATAGTAAAGCAGATAATCACATAGGATTAAGCTCTGTCTAGCATTGGCTGTGTTACCAGTGTTAGCTGTCATTACATTAAGACTTTTTAAATGCTGTGTCTTAGGTGAAACATTAGGAACGTAAATTCCTCTAATCGCCTCAACTACTGCCGAAACAGATGGTGACGAAGCGTAGAAGTTAGCACTAGGGCTACCTGCAAAATAGCTGTAGTCAATCCAACCATTTGTAGTAGTAGCCGCAGATGCCACCGTTTTCCTAAATTGGGTAGTCCAAGTCTGCCCTGCTAAATCAGCATCAGCATATTGAGCTACTGAACTAAACCCTGACATTAAGACAATGTACCTTTCCCAAGTAAATTAGCACTTAAACACACCGGCCTGTTAACCACGTTAGGAACTTCCTCAGATACCAACTCAGACGAGTCTTGTACGGTACTCCGTTCATCGTGCCGTCCCCTGTGAGCAGACTCTTTCTCGGCGCATTTATCTTTGCTGTGTTGTGCTTGCATGATCGCCTTACCTCACCTTTAGAGTTAACTTTAACTTTTGCCCCACATTCATCACATGAATATAGGCGCGGATATTGTGGGAATAGCATTATGTTTCTGTGATTACTAAAGCGTTAGCTAGGAACTGAGGCGTGATACTTGCTGAAGCACCGATAGTAATAGGTGAATTCAATGTGCCGTAGTGCCATACTGGAGTTGCACCTGATATTGTTGTACCTGTTGATACAGCCGCTAGTACAGCGCCAGTAGCACCTGATTGTGGGAACTGAAGTAGGGCGGCATTATTTGTTGAGCCTCCACTACCTGCTACCCATCCTGTAGAACGCGCCACTGGCTGTCTAGCGTAGTTGGTGTAAGCTACTTCGTTCTCTGCTTGCGAGTTTGTTGCCGCTGTCAGCGTTGCGGTATGTAAACCAACATATATATTAGTTAATGGTGTTGATGCGGCATTGTCGGCTACTGTAGCCCATGCGGTTGCTCGGTACATTAAGTTTAAAATTCTATTACATGCGTCTGTACTTTTAGGCATTATCTACTCCTGGGTTAAAGATATTGCGCGACCTCTAGCATCACGCATAACGTTGATTGTTTTAGGTCGTGCTAACTGCTCTAATACTGCTTGCATTATACCATTGTCTTGGCTATTAGTTTCTGTTGACTTCAGGCGCTCAATTTCAGCGGTCAATTCTAATATACGAGGGTCTTCTACGTCCACCTCTTTTAGTTGCTCAAGCATCAACTTCTTAGTGAACTCAATCTCTTTACGCTGTAGCTCAGCCACCTTGAGTTGGTAGTCAATCTCTTGTTTCTCCCTAGCTAATTCAAGTTTCTGTTGCTCAGTAGCCGCCTTGCTTAGCATATCTTGTGCTTTTAACTGCAAGGCTTCCGCTGCTTGTTTAAGCTTCTCAACCTCTTTAGCATTAGTATCCATTTGTTTTTGTAGCGCCTCTTGCGCAGCACTTTGCTCAACTGTTTCCTTAAAGCTAAGCTCTTCAGTATGCGCCTTATGCTTAAAGTCTAACTCGCCAGCATCTTTAGCTTTTTGGCGCTCAATTTCAGCCATACCAATTTCACGCTGTACTTGTACTGCTGGATCCAGTGGTGGTTGTGGCATAGCCCCTTGTAATAGTTGCTGTGCTTGTTGCAACATTGCCTGTATTGGCTGAAATAATGCCTGGCTACCTGCTGATACTTTAGCAGATACTGCTGCAAGCAATGCATCTAACTGACCTTTGTCAACAGCCTCAACATCGCCAACTGCATTAGTCGCCACCTCGTTACAGCTATCAGCGTATAAGAACGCAATGTGTTGTGAGATGTGCTCTAATAACTGTGGGATTGCCTTAGCCGCAACCAGTGTATTGGCCCCATAATTTGGGTCAGTTGCAAAGCGTAAATGCGACTCAATATGTGACATATGGTCTTGGTGTGGGAACACTAATATCTCATTGCCAAGCATAGCAGTGACATTCTCTGCCAATGCATTCATCTCAGTTGGTTTATGCTGCGCAGGCAGAATATCATCTAAGTCATCAACCTTCATTAATGTTAGCGCTCTGCGGTGAACCTCATTTACATTGTACTTAACACCTTGCTGCTCACCCACCTGCATCAATTGCATTACTGCCTGTATTTGCGCATAACGCTGCGCCTCGCTGAATATATTAGGGTCAGAGACTGGTATAATATCTGTTGAGTCTTCAAAGTCTGCGCGATAGATAATATCATCGCCTAAAGCATCAATAACAGTATCATCATCCAATACATCTTTGTCAATCCGACACACAATCTCTAGCAACTTAGCCATACTGTTATGCAGGCGCATATGAATAGCTGAGTAGTTGATCGAGCCTTGCTCAATTAAGGCAAGCGCAGTACCTACCGGCATTTGGTTACTTGCATCAGCAATTTTCTCTTCTGCTGTTGCAACAACCCCTTTAGCTGAGTTTGTCAGCCAGTCTAATAACTGGAATAGCACTTGGCTTGGTGGATTGAACGGCATTGGCATGATCAAACCACGAATGTCATTCATACCTACTGGACCATCAATTTCTTGAATTTGGGTGATTTCTACCTGTTTTGTCTGGCCAGTTAGTCTTGCGCCTTTCAATTTCAGAGCCGTGGGCGCATTATTAACATGCGCTGAGTCTAATAGTGCTCGTAATGCGCCGGTGAGAGCCGCAGCTAGCCCACCGATCAAATGTGGTAGGCCTATGGCCATAGCACCACGCCACGGAATGAATTTAAACTCAACCATCCAGTCTAATTTGTTAAAACCAGTGTCTTTTTGATCCCAGTTACGATAAATAGCCAATACGGTGCTCAATGACTCATCAATTACCAGCACATACGGCGCTAATTTACCGCCTGTTACCTTATCAAAGTCAAATTCAGCAAAACATGACACTTCGTACACGGTACGGAGGCCATCTTCATTATAAGTTGACGCATCTTTACCTTCTACCTTGTTGCTGGCCTTTTCAGACTTAGTTTCATCAGTATCAATGGCAATACCAGCCTCAACATCGCGGTAATAGCCACTATCAATCCGTTTATTGAAGGTTTGCTCAGTTAATTCTTGAATATGGGTAACACGCTGCGCTGTATAAAAGTTTGATGCAGCAAAAGGTACCAGTAACTTGTCAATTGGCACAAATTCAAACTCAGGACGTTTTTGCTGACCATGCGGCAGCACTTTCATATACTGACTACCACCGAGAGGTAGCTGGCTTAGCATCTGCTCCATCTCAGTAAAGAACTCAGGACACTGTTTTGTCAGCTGCCAATTAAGAAAATTACGTTTTCTGTTAGCTTTTTTGAGCTTTTGACCGTCTGTTTTACCTAAAATCTTGGTTTTTACGGGCCCATTTGGCGGACACAGCTCTTTAATGGCACGCGCAGCAAAATCTACACAGCCTTCAGCTAAAACTGGATGCACCACACGCGAAGCACCGGTAAAAGTAGCGCCGCCAGGGGCATCTTCACCTAAACCTGTACGGCGAATACCCTCTTCATACTGCTCATCGCGCTTTTCTCTTGATTTTTTGTCGCGGTCAATAAATTCTAGGTACTCTGTGGCAATATTACCTAGCTTTGACGTTGTTAAGTCCTCTGCGAGGTTTACATCAAACGCTTTTTCAACTTCCTCTTCGATTGCCTCAAAAATAGTAACAGAACCATCGTCATTCTCTACCATTTCCTCCTGTTTTTCATCAGCCCAGTCATCTTCTGTCTTTTCCTCAAGAAAATCATCCACCATTGGTGGAATAAAGCGGTTAAAATCTTGTGGGATAGGTAAATCTGCCATAGTAATTCCTTATTGTCTTGCTCTAGCTGATTGTAGCATGTTATTGGTATTCCATTGGACATTAAGTGGCCCATTTGATGTACTTTTTGGATTAATTAAGTTCATACCGCCAACCATGAAGCCGTTAGCACTAGGTACTATGCCGCCTTGCGCAAATTGTTTAGGTTTATTATGGCATGCGTAGCCAACCAAGCCTCCCTCAGCCCGCTTAAACGGCTTACCACGGTCTAGCACCATTTGATTAGCATCTGGATCAAATTTCATGCCCATTTTGTCGTAAAAGTTATACGACTCATACGTCGGGGTTAGCGAAATACGCCCGGGATTTTGGCTTCTAATTTCATTCAGTAACTGCGCGCCAATACCCCCACGATGCGGTGCAGTAAAATTACCTAGCCATGGGATGTATACATCACCGGGCTTAGTTACTAAGTCTGTGAATGCTGCAGCTGACTTAGGGTTTTGTACCATTGAAAACCCTGCTTTTGGGTCAATATTACCGTCTTTGCCCATAATACCCGCTAAGTATGTCCGCAAGTCGTCTGCTGTATGCCCACTTTCTAAATCAGCGCGTAGCCCGTTATGGACCATACTTTGCTGCGGATCTAAACTAAAGTAGGGCAAACCTTGTGCGTCCATCTCAAAAGAACTAAATCCGCGCTGTTTTGGGTACTCGCGAAGCATGGTCAAAGGGCCAGGTGTAATAATACGAGCATCAGTTACCTCTTTTGCAGCTTCATCTATATGTGAAGGCGCTTTGTACAGCATTTGGCGTACTAAATTCTCTACACCTTCAACCCCTTTTCTAACCAAGCCGCCTTTTGCAAAAGGCAAC